CCTCGTAATATGAGAACTCGAATAAAAGAAAACATATCTAGTTCTGTAGGTCCGGGTAACACGGGCAACGGCACATACGTTTATTACGCATGTGACGGTTCTGTCCATGATTACACCTATGACTACAGAGGCGTATGGGATATTGGTATTATTCCGACATCCTATGATATCAGCATTATGACTGACACTGTTGGTAATCGTCCCAATGTTGGCTACTGTCGGCACATCAAGCAAAGCACAGTTCACACTGTTGCTGGAGCTTGTATGTCGACTGCACCCAGTGGGTACTATCATCATACTAGTGCAAATCAAAACCTGATAGCAGCGCATAGCGCCGGTAACGGATGGTACGCACCTCGTATCAGCTCAGGGTCAAACCTGCCTGAATTCGAGGTTTCGTTTCCAGATATTAACGACGCACAACAAGTTCAACAACTCTATAATAGAGCTGTTAGGCCTGTTGCGGATATGGTGCTAAATGTCGTTGAGCTTGAGCAACTAGGTAATCTCCACAAGTCATTCCTATACGGCTATCCTTCTTTAAAGAAGAAATGGCTGGCTATGAATGCTCAGGCGAAGAAAACCTTAGGAGCTAAGCTCTCGACGAGGACTGGTGGGCGGTTTTCAAAAGCCGCCCTTAAGAAGCTAAGTGATCTTCATTTAGCTACCTCGTTTGGCGTGTTGCCCTTGATCAGTGATATCTCCGACCTTTCAAAAGGTTGGGATAACATTGGTAAGAGGTATCGCCAACTACAGCATAACCCTCGGAGAAGGGAGACATCGGTCATAAATGGTCAATGTCATTATTCTCCGCAGACCATAACTAATGTAACAAACGGTGAGCTTTTCATTGATAGGCAAGTTTTAGACATGCCAATTCAACGTTATGTCTTATCGTATGATTACATATTGCCAGTCTTCTTCAATGAAGCGCTGGGTAAGATGGCATACTACGCAAGTAGGATGACAACTGGCCCGGCCGGCATACTCTGGGAGGCAACTCCCTGGAGTTTTGTCGTAGACTGGTTTATAGATACTAGCGGTTTAGTCATGAGTTTGAATGATTTAATCAGACAATCTCCTGTCAAGACCATTAGTTTGTCTAAGTCAGTAAAATGGCGAACATCCATTTCCTCCCATCAGGATATCAAGAGCTCTTGCTCTGGAAGTCCGGTGGTAGGTCAAGGTGGTTCGTCTAGGTCTGAGTATAGCTATTACGAGCGTTCCGGATTGGTAAGAGATCCCATTTCGGTATCTCTGTCCGGTCGTTTTAATATGAAGCAGTTAGCCTTAACGGCTAGCTTGCTAACCCAGCGAATTCGCTAGGTTTTAAAACGTTAGTCCCCAAAGTCAGGTAATTCAATACTACCATGAATGCTGATCAAACACACAATACGATCGTGTTTACGAAGTCTTACGACAACGAAACAGGGTCTCGCCGCCAATCGAATGCCAGGGGTGTTTCAACCCCTGACGTTCTTACAGTTAAGCATATGGATGTTATGGACTCTGAAACTAAAACCGCTGCAAAGCGGCATAGTGTACGAGTTGATAAATACTATGCTGATGCTGATGGAATTCTTTATAAGAATTCCGTTTACGTTAACCAGGATATCAGTGCTAAAAGCACTAGTGCACAGGCAGCCGACTTAATTGCCGACCTCCGTGCTATAGTTGCTAATACCACTGCTGGTACCAACGTAATGGCAGCTGTTCAGAATAACGAGAGTTAAGCTATCACCCAACGTAGCATGTTGCTACGAGTGAGAAATAGTTCTCGCATATACTGAAGCGTATGTGTGCAGAACCTGGTAGGCCCATACTTGGGTCATATCCTCTAACGAGGAGTATAACATATGAACTCATTAGTTAATACGTTAAATAACCTGCTAGTAGATGTGTCTAATCTTACTGGAGTTCCCTTACGGGCTTCAGCTGAGAATGACATAGATTGGTACCTAAAAGAGGCACCATTACTAGAGAAACTGATCCTTGCTGAACTAGAGCTTGGTGAGAGTATGAGTGATGGATCCGATGGAGACTCAGACGATGATGAGATTATTAATCGCATCGCCGTCTGTTTAGCCGCACAGGACCGTATACTTGAACTCACACCGAACTGGTTATCAGCGCTTGTTCGTAATTGGTTTCTTAAAAGAGACCCCATTACGTTAAAGCATCTGAGGATCGTTCTTCTGTTCTGCTATAAGGCGTGCTTACAACACAGCTATGAATCCGAACTCAAAACTATTAGCACATTTGTTGAGTCTCACGATAGTTGTAGGCGGTGGAATCATGATTTTAATATTCATGGTTCTTCTCGTTTACTTAACGTTGCGAGACAACTTGTCCGAAATGTACTGGAGGATTGCGATTGGGGGTCTCCCCCTAAGCATGGTCCTGGTGCAATTCTGGATAGGGATGTGCAAAAGGGCGCTTGGTCGACGTGGTATTCCACAATCGAAGAAGTCTACCCTTACGGCGAGTTCTTCTTACCATCGAAAGGACTGAGTGCCAAGTGGCCTCATCCTGAGATATTCGAAGATAAAATACAAGCTCGCGTTAGTCTTGTTCCAAAAGATAGTCGTGGGCCTCGACTCATATGTGTACATCCTGCTGAAGCCATTTGGGTTCAACAGAGTGCGCGTTTGAGTTTAGAGGCTGCCATAACTAAGCCTTGGAATAAGCGAAGTCATCGTTTCGGCAGTCTACCACATCCGTGTGGAAAGATTGCTTTTGACGATCAGACAATCAATCAGAGGTTAGCCCATAAGGCTTCTCTGGACCGAGATAATGCTACCATAGACCTCAAAGAGGCGAGTGATCGCATTCCCTGCTCCCTTGTGGAGTGGTTGTTTGATAAGGACTATCGCTGGATCGGATGCTCCCGTGCAACTAAGATTCTTTATCAAGGTAAAACCTTGATAGAGGATTACGCTGGCTATGCTCCTATGGGCAACGCAACAACGTTTCCTGTGGAAAGCTTAGTCTTCTGGGCACTATGTACAGCAGCAATCATGACACATACTGAAGATGCAGCTTTGCTAACTGCAAAATCAGTTCACGAGGCAGGAGGCGACTATTGTGATAGCCTATCGAAAGATAGGTATTACAAGAAAATCGGCCGCCTGCCAAGTATGTCATGCTATGTATTCGGAGATGATATCATTGTACCTTCGTGTTTTCTAGGCATTGTAAAAGATGCCTTAACGAAGTGCAACCTAATAGTGAACTCACAGAAGACCTTCGTAAGAGGGTCGTTCAGAGAGTCCTGCGGCCTTGATGCCTATAGAGGAATCAATGTCACACCACTTCGGTGGAAGTTAGGAGTTGATATCAGATCATATGAAGACATGGTGTCTGCCTGCAACTTAGCCATGCGGCTACGATGCAGCGGATACTATAATGCAGCGACAGCTCTCTACGATGAAGTCGGTTCAGCGTTACGTATAAAGGTAAGCGAGGATAGATCATGGAAAAAGGTTGTTAAAGCCTTATCTGGATCTAATTCGAACTTGCCAGTTACGAATAACGTTGATCACGGCGGCATCGCAGAATACATAACGGACGCGCAGTTGTGGGGGGAATACGAACATTGTGTTCTATTCCATCCAACCCTACATAAGTTCGTCACAAATGTACTTAGATTAGAACAGCCCTCGAAGAGGGTTGTTGGTGATTGGTATCACCTCATATCTAGTCTAACCTCCTTAGAAAGGGGAGGTCTGTCTACTGGTCATCATAGTACGCTTTCTCGGCGTACACGCCTGTCCCGAGGATGGAGCGACGTCACATAAAGTGACGCCGTAACTATACATCGGCCTGCGAAGGTCTTTGTTAACGAGA